GTGACGACATTACAGTTAACTCTGGTATCGGCGGCGGTGGTGCACACACATTTGTAAGATGCATTAACCAGGCCGTAGCGAAAACAACATATAACTCACACGGCCAACGGGCTCGAGAGCAATTGCAAGCAAATAGAACGTTCTTGCAAGAAGAAGTTATGCACTATCTCGATAGCCAATACTTCGTATTCGATGGTGATAAGTGTTCAAGAGATACAGGATTTATTCTTGAAGCTGTCAGAAGAGACGTTGCAACAGGATCGAATTATAACGCCATTTACTCTGGCCTCGCTTATCGAGCCGGCACAGCTAGTGGCAACTATGTTATCTCTGATCAATTGACTCAAACTGCTGCAGCGATTGGATACATCAGAGATGAAGTAGCTAATCGACTCGATGGCACTGAGCTTGCAGCTTCTAATGCATCGTTTAACGAAATTATTGATATTCTCACGAATGGAACCGGTGCAGCTAACGCAATTAATTACGGGACAGCAACTGCTGGTGCAGATGCTGGTAACGCTCAACTTCACTTGCAAGCTAACAAGACATTCTTACAAGAAGAAGTTATTGCTTACATTACACAAAACTTCCCGAATCTTTCATATGACGCTGCTAAGTGCCGCAGAGATACGGGCTATTTAATTGATGCACTTTCTTGGGATATTGCACATAGATCAAATGCTGGTGTAGTTAACTTCGCAAGACTTTACTTTAATGAAGGTGTTAGCGTATTACCTGCAGATCAAAAAATTAAAACTGCAGAAGCTTGGGAGCACCTTGCTAATGTAGTAGCTCTTATCGTAAGAGCACAAGCAGTTACACCAACGACTGGTAACGCAGAAGCACAAGATACGACAAACCCAGACGCTGGAGATATTAACTCGATTAGAACACACGACCTTATCGAAGTTGTTTCTAAAGTTATTCGAGAAGATACTCTTGATTGGTTGCCAACATATATTGAGCCAGGATACACTACGGCTGCAACACTCGACGCTTCTAATAAGATCGACGGCATCACAGAATCACTGCAGGGTGGTGTAATTAAGTACTTGAGAGAATTCCATAATGGTCTTCCATATAATAAAGACAAGTGCTTCAGGGATGTTGGTCTCATTACTGATGCGGTTTCTAAGGATATTGAGTATGGTGGCAACGCTTCGACAATTGAAGCAGCCAAGTACTACTTCACTGTCGACGAAAGATTAGCTTCTTCTTACGAAGAATTGAGAACACGCAATGTTCTCAGTGTACCAGTTACAGGTCAATTCTCAGTACTTGACGATTTGGCCGCGGTCTCTGGTTTAAGAGAAGCAACTAATATCTTACCAATCGAGCAACGTGTACCAACTAAGAGAGCGTTTGAGCACTTAGCTACAGTCGCCCAAAGTGTTGTACAAGAAACTCCATACGCAACTACGTATACAACATATAGTCCAACTAATGCAACATACGATCCAGCGACTGGAGTGTTTACTGCTACGATTGGTGCACACTCATTCCAAGTTGGTGGTAAAGTTTGGCTCAAGCCTAATGGATTTACGTTCCAGTGTGATATGGGTAGCGGTCCTACAAACCATACATCACCCCAGGCACACCATCCTTACTATGATCAGGCGGTTACAATTACAGCAGTAACGGCTACTGAAATTACAATGAATGTTGGAGATGGTGGTTCAGGTCAGGCTGTGCATACATTTGTTTCTGCAGACGCTGATTCAATTAGCACTGGTCCATATCAAAACTTTGATAATACAGCCGCTGATTCTACGACAGCTGCCGCGGTAAGAGATTTGTTCAATGTCATCTCAGGTGTTGTTGATGATAATGATCTCGATAACTTGACTACAACAGAGGTCAAGCCAGTCGCAGATCCAAATAGAACAGTGGCACGTAAGCAAATCCAGCGCAATAAAGAGTTTATTGTCGACGAAGTCGTTGCTTATCTTAATGACGAATTCTATACTTTCGACGGAGATAAGTGTAAGCGAGATGTTGGATTGCTCGTTGATGCTGTAAAGAGAGATGTATTAACTGGATCTAATTTCAACGCAAACTTCAATGGTCGAGCATATCGAATTGGAACGGTAGGTGCCGATGCAGTTATTAATGAGCAATTAACAGAAACAATCTCTGCAGTCGAGTATGCTAAGTTACAAGCTTCTAACGCTGTAACAGACGACGCTGCAAACCAAAGAGTTAATGCGGCCTTTGATACTATCATTAATATCATGGGTGGCACAGAAGATTACGCAAACGCCAATACTATGTCATTCGGTACTGATGCAGTGAGTGCTCAAAGAATCAATGCTCGAGCACAGCTTCAGAATAACAAAGTATTCTTGCAAAAAGAAATGACTGCATGGATTGCTCTCAACAGACCTTCACTGAGCTATGATGTAGCTAAGTGCGAGAGAGACGTAGGTTATCTTGTTGATTCAGTATCATTTGACGCTCAGCATGGTGGTAACACTGCATCAAGAAACAACGCGATTCTTTACTTCGAGAATGCACTCAGCGTACTTCCAGAAAATCAGCGAGAGCCAACAGCAGCAGCATTTACTCATCTTGCTTCAGTAGCAGAATTGATTGCTAATGGCGATCCCGTTAGTCCAACATCAGGAAACGGAGAATCTCAAGATACTTCGGCTGCTTCAGCCGGCAACAGTATCTCTGCAGTCGTAGAGCAACTGATGCTTATTGTTGCAGAAGCAATTGGTGAAAATGGTATCGATGGATTGCCAGTAATTGAAGAGCCTACTGTTTCTTCTTACGGGACTGCTTTCCAAGGTGCATATACTGCACTCGAAACAACGAAACCAACTATTCAAAATGGTGTACTCGGTCATCTCTCTACATACTTCAATACACTTTCTTATGACGAGACTAAGTGTAGAAGAGATACTGGTTATATCGTCGATGCTGTAATGCACGACATTCAGTATGGCGGTAATGCAGCTACAGTTAATGCAGCTTATAATTACTTCCAAAACGGTGTAAACGTTGGTCTACCTCTCAATCAAAGACAGCCAGCAAACAAAGCATTCTTGCATTTGGGTAAAGTAATGAATCACATTACTCGAGAAATGGTTGTTACTCCAACAGTTGGTAATACACGCACTCAAGACTTTGCTGAAGTGGCTGCTAACCCAATGACTGGTATGAGAGTAGAAGATCTCGTTAAGATTGTCGCTAATGCAGTAGATGATGCGACACCTGAAACTACTTCAATTCCTGCGATGGTAATGCCAGAGACTGATTGGATACTAGACGTTTATAAAGACTCTATTAACTTGATTGAAAATGCTTCAGAAAACTTAGCAGATCAAGTAATTAGCTTCATCTCTACAACCTATAATGGATTGAGCTTCCCAAGAGGTAAGTGCAGAAGAGACGTTGGTTACCTTATCGATGCCGTTTCACACGACGTACAATACGGTGGTAACTATGCTACTCGCATAGCAGCCGGCATTTACTTCGAAAATGGAATTAGCGTACTTCCTGCTGACACGAGAACACAAACAGCAGACATTTACAATTTCCTTGGCGCTCGAATGAGCGATGTCGTACAGCAAATTGATGTAGCAGCAGCTAACACAAGTTATACAGACACAAGACAAGTTATTGCTGGAACTGCTGCTACGGCAACCGAAGGTGCTTCGGCTCAAAGCTTAACTGGAATTATTGAAAGTGTAATTAGAAATGATTCTCTAAATGGCCTACCAGTCCTTGAAGAGCCGGATACATCTTGGATAGCAGCAGATCTTATTGCTACAGCCGAGATGATCGAAGATAATAAGCAAGAATTAGCTCAAGATCTTATTCACTTCTTGCATAGAGAGTTTGATGTACTCGATTACAACAAAGATAAGTGTCGCAGAGATACGGGTTATCTCCTTGATGCATTTAGTTATGACCTTAACTATGGTGGTAATACAGCATCAAGATGGAACGCAGACTTCTACTTCTGGAACGAAATCTATCGCATTCCTGAAGATCAGCGTGTTCCTACTGCAAGATCTTATCAGCATCTTGGTCGCATTTGTAAAGACATCGTTCTTGGCAGATATCCTGGCCAAATGGTGAAGAGTGGCACGGGTACAGAAGTCGAAGCAAATAAAGTTGAAGATTTGGCAAATATCTTCTATCTTACTCAGATAAATAATGATACAACATACTTACCTGCGATAGAGGAACCTGATTATACTTGGATACCTGATGTTGTTAAAGACGTAAGTTCTATACTTGAGTTCAATAAGATTGATCTCGCCTTTGATACAGTGAGATTTGTCAATGCTACTTATCAGTACATCGACATTAATCTAACGAGAAGAGATGGTCTCAACTTACTGAAGGCAATTAGACAAGACTTTAGCACCGTTAACCCGGCTGGTCCACCACTTAGTGATAATTACCAGAATAACGGGGACAGACAAAGAACTCGAGCTTATACTGCCGCGCTCTTTGACTTTGATGGACAGCATGTATTCCCAGTCTTTAATCCTACAACAACTGGACTGAAGTACATGGGTAGTGTTTCAAATAACACGACTGCATTGGCTGAGATTCAAAGTAGAACAGGTGATCTTGCAGTGAAGAAGAACCACGCATATATTGTTGCTACTGACATAAATAATGCGATGGCCAACACTTCAGGAGTATTTACCGGAGACGTAAGAGGTAACTACGCAGGGGATGTATATTATTGGAATGGTGCAACATGGATAAACGATGGTCCAAACAATGTTGATTTGTTGAACTCGTTTGTACAAGCTTGGGCGAAGATGAGAGATTATCTCGTTACTCTTGCACCAGATAATGATCATAGAGATATGGTCAAAGCCCTGATTAACTGGGGATTGATTGACAACGTAATGAGACCTGAAACGCTTGTGTTCGGATCTCTTGTTGAATCGATTGCTCACCAGTTTAATGGTGCATCGGCAGGTGTTAACAGAAACGCATTGCCACTTAACTTTAGAAACCTTGGTCTTCCAATTTCAGCGTTGGCCTCGGTACTCAGTGAAGACGGTGGTAGGGTAAGATGGTCTGGTGCCGATGAATTGAATAACCAATACTTTGCACGAGGTTTGAGAATTAATGGTAGAACAGGAAGAATCGAGGGTCGACCATTTACTTCATCAGTAAGAAAACTTGCAAGACGAGCTTCTAATAGTAGAGCTAGCATTTAAAGGATAAATAAAGACATGTCATACACAAGTTACACTGAAGCTAATACGGGGATTACAGTTATTGTAACGACTCAGGCCCCTGATGCGTTGCCCGTTGGAAAAAACTTAGAATTGTCTACGAACTGGCAAGAACTAATTAATGTTCCGAAATTTGAAGTACCAGAACTTGTGTTCGGTGGTTCAACTACGATTGAGCCGGGCATTGGAGAAGTTATTTCTCCTTTGATTGTTTCTAACAAAACTGCAAACACTGTAACACTCGATGTGAAAGCATATCGTTTCGTAGAAAATTTAGAATTTTATTTAGTAAGAAACTTAAGAGTACCAGCCTATGATACTATTCCGATCCCGCTTAATGGTCAGTTCTTTGCTTCTGGGGATACTTTAGAAGCTAAGGCTGGCGCAGATTTATCACTTGACGCTACTTTATCATTCACATTAGGTCAGGCGGAAGAGTACGATGTCGACTAGATTTAGATCTATCGGGTCCAAGACGATTACACTTGGACAGGGTATACCACAGGAATTTCCTATTCAATTGGACCCGGCTCCTTTTGAAGGTGCGATTGTCTATGCAGAAAATGGGACGATCAAACTTTCAGATGGAACGCAATGGGTCGACGTTGGTGCTGGTCCGCAAGGTACTACGGGATTTCAAGGATCCCAAGGTGTTCAGGGTTTACAAGGTGACTATGGTCCAGGCTTCACAATTATTGGATCAGTACCTGATGTAGACGCCGGAGGCGATCCTCAAGCCACACTCACTGCCGCATTCCCTACACCAAACATTGGTGACGGTGTTATTGACGAAGCCGACGATGAGCTTTGGATTTGGGACGGTACGAATTGGATTAATATTGGTTCCTTCCGTGGTGTACAGGGTTTCCAAGGTAACCAAGGAATTCAGGGTCTACAGGGTACGCTTGGTCAAGAGGGTATTCAGGGATCTCGCGGTTATAGAGGTTTCCAAGGTCATCAAGGCCCGCAAGGAATTCAAGGTGTACAGGGTGATTTGGGCTTCCAAGGAATGCAAGGTACACAGGGTCCTCAGGCCGCACAGGGTGTACAAGGTATTCAAGGCGTTCAAGGTGTACAGGGCATTCAAGGTCCTCAAGCCGCACAGGGCGTGCAAGGTATTCAAGGCTATGATGGTATTCAAGGTTATGCTGGTTCGTATGGTGGTGTAACATTTGAGTACGCTTTTGTTAATAACTCAACAGCATCAGATCCTGGCAACCAAAACTTTAAGTATAACAATGGAGACGCAGCGCTCTCCACTCAGCTTTATATCGATGATGTAGCAGGACCTTCTGGTACTGACATCTCAGCTTTCTTTAATTCACTTGATAATGTTATCGGTGGATCAAAAGCATATATGCGAATCACCATCATTGGTGATCCTACCAAATTCTTACTCTATGATGTTACTGAAATTACCGACAACACTGGTTGGTTTACATTTGACGTAACATACGTAGCAGGTTCTGCTGTATCGGCAGATCTTATTGCAGATCCAAATTGTATCGTCACATTTAGCCAAGGTGGTGCGCAAGGTATTCAAGGTCCCCAAGCCGCCCAAGGTACCCAAGGCTTCCAAGGCCCACAAGGAATCCAAGGTGTACAAGGCGTACAGGGCCCTCAAGGTGTGCAGGGATTACAAGGATTCACCGGTATCCAAGGTAGAACGGGTTCTTATGGTGGTGTAACTTTTGAATATGATTACACAACTTCTACCGCGCAAGCAGATCCGGGCCTTGGAACAATAGCGTTTAATGATAATACGACAATATCAAACACTTCAGAGATTTATATTGACGCTATTGAAGCAGGTGCATCGACTGATATTTCAGATTATATCGCATCCTTTGGTTCTGTTTCAGGTAGTTCGAAAGGTTATATTAGAGTTACTCAAGTAAGTGATATTACTAAGTACGAGCTTTTCCAAATTACCGATGTTACTGATAACGGTGGTTGGTTACAAATTGATGTATCTCACCTTGTTGGTACAGGAACACCTCTCGTTTATTCTGGTAGCCCACGAGTTATTGTTACGTTTAGCCGAACTGGTGACCAAGGTATTCAAGGTACCCAAGGCTTCCAAGGCTTTACAGGTATCCAAGGAGCTCAAGGTCTACAAGGTGCGCAAGGTTTCCAAGGCCCTCAAGGTACGCAAGGCTTCCAGGGTGTTCAAGGACTTCAAGGCAGACAGGGTATTCAAGGTGTACAAGGCGTACAGGGCCCTCAAGGTACGCAAGGCCTTCAAGGTGCTGTCGGTGATTTCGGCGGCCTTACCTTTGACTATACATTCGACACAAGTACATCAGCAGCCGATCCCGGCCAAGGTATTTTAAGATTCGATAATGCTGCCTTTGGCTCAGCAACTAAGATGTACATCGACGACCTTGATGATGCAGGAAATGATCTTTCTCCGCTCTTTACAGAGTTAGACATTAACGCAAGTGGTGTAAAAGGTCTTCTCAGAATTATTGATGCGGCCGACATTACTAATTTCGCTACATTTAATTATACGGAAATTGTAGACTCAACTGGTTATCATACATTTGATGTAAACCATATTGCAGGTGCAACATCGTTCACGAATAACGCAGATATTAGAATCACGTTCGTAAGAACAGGTGATCCGGGCGTTCAAGGTATTGGTGGTGCCCAAGGTGTACAAGGTGATCAAGGTATTCAAGGGTTGCAAGGTAGACAAGGTGTCCAAGGTTTACAAGGTCATCAAGGTTTACAGGGCATTCAAGGACCACAGGGTCTACTTGGATTCAGTGGTGGCTTAACATTTAGATGGGAATTTAATAACTCTACAGCCGCAGGTTTCCCTGGCCTCAACAGTTGGTTAATCAATAACGCTGATGTTACTCAAGCAACAGAATTATACATTGACGATCTTACGGAAACTGATCGTCGTGTAGATGGGTTGTTCGATTATTTAGATACTGTCGGTGAAGGTCAAATCTTTATTAGAACTCCAAAAGATCCGACAGACGATTCATACGAATTTGTCATTTATCAATTTACTAATTGGACGTGGAGCACAACTGGCACAGGAAAAGATTGGGGTCACTTTGATATTTCTTGGGTGGCCAGTGGTCTACTAGGTGGGACTGACGCCAACCCAGGCACTTCATGGCAATCTGGAGCTGCAGCAGTATATGGTGACTCAACGATCATCAACTTTATTCCAAAGGGTGATCAGGGTGTCCAAGGTGTACAAGGCGTTCAAGGATTTACTGGAGCACAGGGTTTTGCAGGTGTAGCCGGTGGCGTAACATTTAGCTACGACTTTAACTCTGATACCGGAACAGGCATTGTACCTTCTGGTGAATTGAAGTTTAATAACGGCACACTTTCTTCTGCAACTGAAATGCGAATTAGTGATACCACGCAAAACGGTATCAATCTCGATACATTCTTCCAGAATTATATCGTTAACGCATCTGGTGCGATTAAAGCATTCTATAAAGTTATTTCGGTCGACGATCCTTCAATCTACGTACTCTACGCAGTAACTGGAACCTCGAGCAGCTTAACAAATTATGTATTAACAAGTTCATTTATCGCAGCCTCATCTGGTGCGACCGCTGCTTACTTTACGTCTAATCCAAACGTCTTTATTACATTTAGCCGAAATGGTGACGATGGTCCGCAGGGTATTCAAGGTGTACAGGGTGTTCAAAGTGTTCAGGGTCTTCAAGGCCTACAAGGTAATGACGGTGCAGGTGCACAGGGTATTCAAGGTTTGCAAGGTGGTCCAGGCTTCCAAGGTGCGGCCGGTGGATTTGGTGGTGTAACGTTTGATTACACATTCGTCGGGCCACCCGCCACGGGTGGTACGGATATGGCAACCAATCCGGCCGCTGGTAACCTCAAGCTTAATAACGCTGTTGCATCATCTGCTGATGAACTTGCAATTCACGATAGAGATGACAACTTTATCGATATTAGCCAATTCTTACAAACCATTGACGATTCTACAAGTCCTATTAAAGGTCATTATAGAATATCGAGAAAGAATGCGCCAGAAGACTTTGTTCTTTACGCAATTGATGGAAGTAATGTAGATGCTGGGTCATATACACGAGTACAGTCTTCTTACGTTGACGGATCACTCGGAACTGGAACATTCACAAATGGCGACGATGTTATTATTACATTTGCTCGAACCGGTGACATTGGTGCAGATGGCCCACAGGGTGTTCAGGGTGTTCAGGGTCTTCAAGGCCTACAGGGTATCCAAGGACAAGACGGTGGCGCAGCAGCAGCCGGTCCGCAGGGTATTCAGGGTCTTCAGGGTCTTCAAGGCCTACAGGGTGACGACGGTGGTGCTGGCGCACAAGGTACTCAAGGTGTTCAAGGTTATCAAGGTACAGACGGTGGCCCAGGTATTCAGGGTCCTGCGGGTGCGGGTACCCAAGGTGTTCAAGGTTTACAAGGTCCACAGGGTCCGCAAGGTTTTGTAGGCTCGGGCGGGGCAGGTAACCAAGGTGCTCAAGGTTTCCAAGGTATAATTGGTGACCAAGGCGTCCAAGGGATACAGGGTAACGACGGTGCAACCGGTCAAGGTAGTGGTGGTGCCCAAGGTATTCAAGGTGTTCAAGGCGTACAGGGTCTTCAGGGTAATGCAGGTAGTGGCGGAAATGGTGGCCAAGGTGTCCAAGGTTTACAGGGCATGCAAGGTCTACAAGGACCGCAGGGTATTACTGCATCAGGCGGCACAGGTCCACAGGGTGTTCAAGGTTTACAAGGTCCACAAGGTCTTCAGGGATCGGGTTCGCTCGGTGGGCAAGGTGTACAAGGTATACAAGGATTCCAAGGCTTCCAGGGTACTGTTGGACAAGGATCTGGCGGAACACAGGGTATTCAGGGTCTTCAAGGCTTTGACGGTATTCAGGGAACAACAGGTACGGGTGGTAATGGTGTACAAGGTTTCCAAGGTCCGCAAGGCTTCCAGGGTGTTCAGGGTCCTGCAGAAGCAGCACTAGACGGTAGCCAAGGTGTTCAAGGTTTCGATGGTTTCCAAGGTCCGCAAGGTATGCAGGGCTTACAAGGTGGAGATGGTAGCGCAAGCGAAGGTACACAGGGTGCGCAAGGACCACAAGGATTTACCGGAGCCGATGGCTTACAAGGTGTACAGGGTTACGACGGTTCTACTGCAGCGGGTTCACAAGGTTTCCAAGGTCCACAGGGGCTTCAGGGTTTCTTAGGTCCACAGGGTACGACTGGTGCAGGAGCGCCCGGTGCACAGGGTGCGATTGGTTTCCAAGGTGTACAAGGTAATCAGGGTACTGGAGGAACGGGAACAACTTCTTCAGTCGACGTAGCAAATATTTACGCTAGCGGGCTACAAACTACGGCATTATTCGTAACGTTCGTACAGGGTGGTTCGGGTAATAGAACGCTTTATGCTACAACAGGTGCCAATCCAGCTGGCTCTAGTGTCAGTAACTTCTTCTACCAAGCCTCGACAAGTAAGCTTACTGTTGAAAATATTGACGTCGATGGTAATCTTGATGTTGAAGGTAATTTAACCGGCGGTAGCGATGGTGTAGTTAATGTATCTGGAAGCTTGACCGCTACTAACGATATTACTACAAACTCCGATGAACGCTTGAAAGAAAATGTTATTGATATTGAAAATGCTCTTACTAAAGTATTAGCTATGAGAGGTGTTGAATATAATCTCATCGGTGAATCTGATAAGAAGATTGGACTCATTGCTCAGGAAGTTGAAAACATTATTCCTCAAGTAGTGAATACTGATGAAGCTACTACGTTGAAGAGTGTTGCGTATGGTAACGTGGTAAGTGTTTTGATTGAAGCAATTAAGGAGCAGCAGGCTCAAATTGACCAATTGAAAAACAACACTTAATGAGTATGAGTAGAATATGCCTTTACAAACAAGTGGTGCCATAAGTCTCTTAGATATAGCCGGCGAATTCGGCGGTGGCACTCCTCATTCAATTAGCGAATACTATCGCAACGGTGGGCTTGTTTCTACTAACGGTTATAATCTGAATATTCCAACAAGTGGGACTATAGCGTTTAGTAATTTTTACGGGGCTCGAGCAAGTGGCTTTGAGTATCGTATGAGCGAGGATAGTTGGAACCAGAACAACGGGGTTTTCTATTCCACCCCTGGTGCATATAATACGCGATTTTTTGCAAGCTATACTACACCGGTTTGCCAAGGCGCTACATTTTCAGGACAAGCAGAAGTTGGTTGGATTTCCTACGGTGGATATTATCTTGGATGGGCCGCTGTACGCGGTGCGTCTTATCTTTATGGAAATAGAACTTTTGCCTTCGCGGCCGCGCAAGCAAGAGGATGGTCATCTGGTTTTCTTTCGGGCTCATATACGAATTGGGCTAATGCCACGAGTACTGGGTCATATGCTTCAACTGGCAGTAATCGCTATCTTTATTATGGCTATCAAAGTACAAACATGGCAGTAAATGTAAGCCAAAGATATCGAACAAGCTATGGTCGTGCGTACGCAGCACAGACATATATATTACAGATTTAACGGGGTTTAATTATTATGAGTGAATATACTTACACTATTCTTAAAGAAGACGAAAGAGAAAACCACGTCGTGGTATTATATGCCCGAGGAATTGATCGAGCAGACAACGTAGTCCTCAGAGTGGGTATACCTCCCGGCGAGTGGAACGACGAAAAAATTAAAAAAGAAATTATTTTAAACGCGCAAACTGTATTTGCTATGTGGGCTGATTTAGATGCGTTCGAACCTTCTGGTAACGTAGACCTTTCTACGAGAATAGACATCCCACAAACGTTTACGACTGATCCACTTCCATACGTTGACCAAGAAAATGAAGATTTAGTTCAAACACTCGTAGAAGCAGAAGATGGTACACAAACGTTACAGCTAACTGTTCAACCTAAAGATTTAGAACATAAAATAAACAATCATAAAGAAAAAGCTGCGTCAGATAGGTGGGGATACGAGCAATTAGGTGTTCGTTGGACTAAGTCCGATGGAACAGAATTCGTTTTTATGATGGGTGAATTAGATCAAGCTCGATGGTCAAACGCACGAGTCGCTGCTAATGCTGGTTTACGAGAACCAACATCGTCGTGGAAAGCTATTGACGCTCAAACAGGTAATGTTACTTGGATTCAATTGTCTAATGAAGAAGTAATAGAAATTTCTAATCTTATTTTTAGACAAGTCCAAATGTGCTTTGATGCAGAAGCTGCAGTTAATGCTAAAATTGATGCACACGATTTTTCATCTTCATTCGTTCAAGAATATATGACATTGGCTGGAATCACAGAAGAAGATTTAACACCAGCAAATACTACACTTGACGCTACAGAATGATGATAGGGGCTTCGGCCCCTTTCTTTTGATTCCTTTATCCGAAGAATTATAAATAGAGAAAAAAGGAATTAACATGTCTTCTAGAGCAAATATTTACATCGATCAGGGTGCTGATTTTCGAGTCAGCCTAGAACTTTTTGATGCTGACAATGATGAGTTAGACGTAGATAACTATAACATTTTTGCTACTATGCGAAAGTTATATTCTACGACTAAGATAACGGACTTTGATATTGAGAAAGGTCCGGACACAAATGATGTCACGCTTGTTCTTCCTGACGAAATCACAGTGAACCTCAAGCCCGGCAAATATCAATACGACGTGTTGATGGAAAAGCCAACCGGTGAAATTTCTAAGATCGCTGAAGGTCTCGCTATCGTAGTCGGTACTATCACTGACACAACAACCTATACTCCAAGTTCAGTCAATCAATTGCCTTCTGATGGCGTTGGTGACGGTGGCACTTTTTAATTAGAGGAAAAGTAAATGTCAAGTCCATTCACTTATCTACATAAAAGAAGTAACGTAGTAGATAGACGCCCAACTACAGAAGATTTATTCGAAGGCGAAATTGCTCTCAATACTTATGACGGCAAGCTATTTTTTAAAACAGTTCAAAATGGTATTGAAGATGTTATTGAAATCGGAGAAAATTTCGATGGCCAATATGCAAGTTTAACGGGTGTTCCTACATTACTCAGTGCATTCACAAATGATCCTGGCTATATTACTGATTATACTGTTACTCTTGCAGATGTAACTCAACACGAGACAGGAATCACTATTACAGAATCACAAATTAGTGATTTGCAAAATTATTTGACGTCTGTTTCTTTTGGGGATTTGACGTCTACACCGACTACACTTGCTGGATATGGAATTACAGACGCAGCGACTGCTGCACAAGGTGCTCTCGCTGATTCTGCATTGCAGCCAGGTAGAAACATTAGTACACTTCAAAATAACGTAGGTTATTTGACGTTCGTATCTAATACTGATGTCACACAACACCAATCTGACATTCGTATTTTACAATCTCAAGTCACAGATTTCTATGTGTCAAACACTGACGTCACTCAACATAATTCAGATATTCGTATCGTCGAATCTCAGATTACTGACTTGAGACCATATCTTCTTTCTGTTTCGAATACGGACGTTACACAACATAACTCAGATATTCGAATTACTGAGTCTCAGATTACTGACCTACAGGGTTATGCATTACCTAATAATGCAATGAACTTTACGAATAAGACCGGTAATATTAGTCAATGGACCAATGATGCGAACTATATTACTACAGCCGGTGAAATCAACGATCTAACCGCGAACGTAACTTGGGACACAGTTCCAGATCAGTTTATTTCTCAATCTGCTGTCGTACAATATGAAGGTAACCTTATCATCTTCGAAAATCAAATCGGAGACTTACAAGCTTACCTCACGGCAGTATCAAATACAGACGTAACTCAGCATCAGTCTGACATACGAATTAACCAAAGTCAAATTGTAGACTTTAACGTATCAAACACAGACGTTACTCAACACCAAACTGATTTGAGAATTACTGAGTCTCAGATTACTGATTTGAGACCATATCTTCTCTCAGTCTCGAACACTGACGTAACGCAACATCAGTCTGACATTCGTATTACTCAAAGCCAAATCACAGATCTTGGTGTATCGAATACTGATGTTACACAACACCAGGCTGATTTGAGAATTACTGAATCTCAAATTACAGATTTACAAGCATACCTCACTTCTGAAACGACGACAGTTCTTACGGCTAATAGTGTAAGTCAAGAACTTCGCTTTACAGACGAGACAGGTGCAGTTAATGCAGTCGATCTCAGTTGGGCAGTCGATGACACTAACTTGGCTCGATTAGTGAGTGGTACGCTTGACGCTAATACAGGCATCGCAACATTTGTGAGAGATGACGCATCTACATTTACAGTTAACTTCAATCCTTTATTTGATGATACAAACTTAACTCGTATTACTACAGGTGCGTTTAATGTAAACAACGGAGACTTGACTCTTACTCGGTCAGATAACACGACAGTTATTACTAATTTAGAAGGTCGTTATTTGACAAGCGTTTCAAACACTGATGTTACTCAACATAATTCAGATATTAGAATTACTGAGTCTCAGATTACTGACTTGCAAGCTTATCTGACTGCTGAAGTCGATCCAGTTTATACTGCAGAAAAAGGTCAGCCTTCTGGTACGGCAACTCTCGATGCTGTTGGCCAATTACTCGATCAAACGGTTTCTGCAAATAACGTAACTCAGCATGAAGCAGCGTTAACGATTACTGAATCCCAGATAAGTGATTTGCAACCATACCTTACAACTTATACTGAGTCTTCTACTCTTGACGATGTAATACAGAGAGGAAACTCTACTACCACAACAGCGATCATTCCATTCCTTTATGCTAATCAAGCAGCATTCCCTAATGCTTCGACTTATCATGGTGCGATTGCTCACAGTCATGCCGATGGTGCAATGTATTTTGCTCATAGTGGTAGCTGGAATAAACTAGCAAATGATAGCGATATTGCTAACATGGTTGAGACTACCGATTCTGTAAGTGTTCTCAGCGATGTAGATACAACAGGTGCGGTTGATGGATCTATACTTGCATATGATAATGGTACCTCTACGTGGAAAGTCAATTCTGGTGCTACCTCAAGTGTGATTGCACCGTTTGCATTTGCTGTTGTTAATAGCACATCGAATGGCTCTGGTACAGGAATTAGCTGGTCAAACTGGAATGGATCTAATTATACGTTCGACTTTACATTTGATAGTGCTCAACCTGATACTAACTATGCAGTTATTACCGATTGTGATGTTTTCGATAACTACTTCGTTGAAATCTCTAATAAAACAGTAAATGGTTTTACGGCGGGTTTCTATGATGACACACAAAGTCGTACCCCAAGCACATTCGCGCCGTTCACATTTGTAATCTATGGATCGACTCCAACAAATAATATTTTAGGAACGGGTAATCTTTCGACTGATCTTACTGTTTCAAATGCTTCGCCAGGAACTGCGGGCCTTGCATACGATTCTG